GATGCTTCCCCCTCTACGAAAAATTTTGAAAATAAAAAGGCGGTGGGTCTATGGCGGTCAATTATAAGTCGAAGATCAAAAAGGCGATGCAGGCTGTCGGGACATACAAAAAGGAGTACGACAAGGCAATAGAGATTTGCTCGGGTATGCTGTGCGATTACGACGAGGCCGAGGAGAGCGGTACGGAAAAGTTTACGGTAACGGACGGCGGAAAGAAGGTTAAAAACCCGATGTATGCCATAAGGGAAAAACTGCGCGCCGATATACTTGTGTACTTGCGTGAGCTTGGACTTACACCTGCGGGACTTAAGAAGATGCAGCAGCAGGAAGAAACAAAGGAAAATAAGTCAAAGCTTGTTGAGGTGTTGGGAGAGCTGACAAATGGAAAAGGAAAATAAAAGACTAAAGTTTATGCTTCGAAAGACTAAGGGCTTATAACAAATTTATTGGGAGGAAAGAGAAAAAAATGAATTTTAAGTTTGAATTAGGTGTAAAAGTAGCAGATAAAGTAACAGGTTATGCAGGAACGGTTACGGCGCGTGCTGAGTATTTGGACGACAACAACAGATATTTGGTCGAGAATAAAGATGCCACAATAAGGCCTATAGAGTGGTGGTACACGGAAGAAAGACTGGAATTGGCAGAGTAAACTTTATTAAGGAGGGGCGAAAGTGAAAAAACAAAGCTTTTCTACGCCCAACCTTAAAGAGGTGATGAAGTATGTCGAGGACATACTGTCGGGGCGAAAGACAGCCTGTCCGGAGCTGCGGCAGGCGTGTGAGAGGTTTAAGCGTGACCTTGACAACGATGATTACGACTTTCGCTGTGAGGATGCGGAGTTTGTAATCCAGATAATTGAAAAAACAATAGTGCATCAGCAGGGCGAGACCCTTGACGGAGAACCGTTGAGGGGCCGTCCTTTTTTATTGCAGCCGTGGCAGAAATTTATTGTTTATAATCTGTTGGGCTTTTTTATAAAGGGGACGAAGCTGCGCCGCTTTAAGGAGGCATTTATATATGTGCCGCGTAAAAACGGCAAGACAAGCTTTGTGGGTGCTTTGGTGTGGGCTTTGGCACTGCTTGAAAGGCGCAGCGGGTGCAAAATTTACATTACTTCCGCCGCCTTGCAGCAATCTATGGAAAGCTGGACATTTATTAAATTTAACATAACGGAAATGGGAGAAATAAATAATTTCCGTGTGCAGGACAACAACAATATACATTGCCTTTCGACGGACTTGCCGGACGGCAGCTTATATATAAGGGCACTTGCGGCAAACCCCGATAAGCAGGACAGTCTTAACTGTAATATCGGTATAGCCGACGAGATACACGCATACAAAACGCCCAAGCAATACACTATCATAAAACAGGCGATGAAAGCGTATTCAAACAAGCTGATGATAGGCATAACCACGGCGGGCGACAATATGAACAGCTTTTGCTACTATCGTCTTATGTACTGCAAAAAGGTGTTAAGCGGTACGGTGGAGGACGAGCAATGCTTTATATTTATCTGCAAGGCCGAGGAGGACGAAAAGGGAAATGTAGATTTTTTAGACCCGAAACAGCACGAAATGGCAAACCCGAATTACGGGGTTACAATTCGCCCGGAAGATATGTTAAGCGATGCCCGAAACGCCCAGAACGACCCGCAGATGCGCAAGGAGTTTTTGAACAAGTCGCTTAATGTGTACACCTCGGCAATAAAGGCGTATTTTGACATAGGCGAATTCAGGGCAAGCGACAAAAAGTATAACTGGACGCTTGATGAGCTTGTCAAGCTGCCTATAAGTTGGTACGGCGGTGCCGACCTTTCCAAACTGCACGATCTGACGGCGGCGGTACTTGTGGGGGTTTATGAAAATGTGCTGATAGTTATTCCGCACGCATGGTTTCCTGTGGTGGCGGCAACAAAGAAAGCCGATGAGGACGGTATACCCCTTTTCGGGTGGAAAGACGACGGGTGGCTGGATATGTCAAACAGTCCTACCGTAAACCACAGCGAAATAGTGAATTGGTTTATAAAAATGCGGGATATGGGCTTTAAGATAAAGGAGGTTGGCCACGACAGAAAGTTCTGCCGCGAATACTTTATCGAGATGAAAGCCCATAAATTTAAGATAGTAGACCAGCCGCAGTATTTTTACAAGAAAAGCGAGGGCTTCCGCTATATCGAGGTAAAGGCAAAGGACGGGCTTTTATATTATCTGCACTCACAGGCTTATGAATACTGTGTTGAAAACGTGAGTGCAATAGAAAAGACCGACGATATGATACAGTATGAAAAGGTGGTTGAGGAACAGAGGATAGATATTTTTGATGCAAGCGTTTTTGCCTGTATCAGGATGCTTGAAAATATGGAGAAAAAGGAAAAATTAAGTAACTGGTTTGGAAGGAGCAGGGAGTAAAGTATGGAGCTGTTTAATAAAAAAAAAGATGCGCCAAAGGGAAAAGCGGCGAAAAAACGGGGCATATTATTTTCCCCCGGCACGGAGCAGGACATAATTTTCGGCGGCTATACAAGGGCATCCGATAATGAGGATGTGCGCAAGTGCATACACGTTATTGCCGACCTTGTAAGCGATATGACCATAATGCTGCTTGAAAACGGCGAAAAGGGCGATATACGCATAAAAAACGGCCTGTCGTATAAAATTGACGTACAGCCCAATAAAATGCTGACAAGAAAGCCTTTTATATACCGCATTGCGTCGGATATGATGAAATTTGGAAACAGCGTTGTGCTGCCGAGGATAGAGGAAGGCTTTATAAGCGATCTTGAGCTTATGTATATGCCGTCGGTGACCTATTCGGATACCACGGACGGCTATGCCGTAAGGTACAAGGGCAAGCCCTACGGTATGGATGATGTGCTTAATTTTATATATATCCCCGGGGAGCTGAGACCTTACATTGGAGAGGGTCTTTTTTATTTGGTAAGGTCGGCGGTGGACAATTTAGGGCAGGCCGAAAAAACAAAATCGGTCTTTCTTAAAAGCAAGTGGAAGCCGTCCGTAGTGTTCAGTGTTGTGAGCGATGCCGAGGAGCTGACGGACAGCGACAAGCGCCAAAACATTGTTGACAGCTATGTATCCGAGACCGAGGAGGGCAGGCCGTGGATAGTGCCTGCGGACGAGATAAAGATAGACACCATAAAGCCCCTTTCGCTTAACGACCTGGGCATACACGAAAGCATAAAGCTTGAAAAACAGGTAATAGCTGCCGCTACGGGCGTGCCCGCGTTTTTGCTGGGCGTGGGAGAGTTTAACAAGGATGAATACAACAACTTTATCTCCACAAAGATATACAGCTTTGCACAGATAATCCAACAGGAAATGACAAAGAAGCTGCTGCTTGCCCCAAATATGTACTTTAAATTCAATCCCCGATCGCTTATGATGTACGATCTGGGTGAAAAGACACAGCACGTTAAGGATATGGTAGGCCTGGGTATGATGAACCGCAACGAGGGCAGAAACCAGTTTGACTACAGCCCCGTGGATGTAGAGGGTATGGACGATTACAGCGTGCTTGAAAACTATATCCCCGTGGATAAGATAGGCGAGCAGAAAAAGCTGAACGAGCTGTTGCAAAAGAGTTTGAGAAGTGGTATAATGGAGCTGACGAAAAGGTCCGATCCGGATCCGAACAGGGTGCCGAAGGAAAACCCGAATGGCGGACAGTTTGCACCAAAGGGCTTTACAAAGAAAACCCTCTTTTTACCCAAGCAAGAATATGCAGAAGTCAACAGCGCGATAAACAATGTGTTTCACACAAGATTTGAGGGGAAAAACATTGGTTCAATAGCGTACGGGGTAAACGAATATCGATTTGAGATAAAAGAATTTGGCGATTATAATATATACGCAAAAACAAGTCTGTTGGGAGATGATTATTTTGATGAGTGATAATGCAAAAAAATTAAAGGGCAAACTTGAAAATATCAGTGGTTGTTATGACGGATTTGTTAAAGGCGAAATGTCGTTTATAGGAACCGATGAGGATAACATAATAAAGGTGTTGGACTTTTTGGAAGAAAACCCCGATTGTACTGATCAAGATGTTATGAAGTTTGTTGATGATGAAATATTAAAAGTTGGGGAATATGACCCCGATGATAAGCCGACAGACGAATGATTTAGGTTTTCTTGACTGATAAAGGGGTGATAATATGCTTATAAAGAATAGTGAAAAGACTGCACTTATAGAACCGCTGAAAAAGGTTAAAGGCAGTGATGAAAATTTTATTGAGGGTATTGTCCACTTTACCAGAACAGACAAAAAAATGCAGCTGATGATTGAATATCTTGAGGAAAATGATGACATAAATACCGATGATGTTTATGAGTATTTAGCAAGTCTCCCCGATGATGAGGATGAGATAGAATACAAGAAACAGCGTGATGAACGTCTTTGGCGGGAATGGAACAAGTTACAGGAAAATAAAAAGTAAAAGCACTCGGAAACGGGTGCTTTTTTTATACCTGAAAGGGGGTGAAGATATGGAAAGAAGAAAAGGATATCAGCTGCGCACGGCGGGGACTGTGCTGCGGCAGGCGGAGGACGGCAATATCATAGAGGGGTATTTTATACGCTTTAATGAGCCGACGGAGATATTTCCGGGGATGTATGAAGTAGTTCTGCCCAAGGCGCTGAAAAATTACGATGCAAATGACCTGCGGGCACTGTGGAACCACAATACGCAGTATGTGCTGGGCAGGTTAAGCAACAAGACACTTGATGTAAGGGTGGACGACAAGGGCTTGTGGGGGCGGATAATGCTGCCCGATACAAGCTATGCGAAGGATCTTCATACGCTTGTGAGCCGCGGTGATGTGAACCAATGCAGCTTTGGCTTTAACATAATTGACGAGTATCCGGAGGAAAGGGAGGACGGAACGCTGATGTTTGCGCTGCGGGATATCGACCTGCATGAAATAAGCGTTGTTACCTTCCCCGCATATCCGACAACGAGCGTGGAGGCCAGGGAACAGTTAAGAGAATACAAAAAAATTATGCTCGACCGAAAAAAGGCCGGGCTTTTTAATTTAATAAAAACAAGGAGGCAAAATCTATGAGTATTTTAAACAAGCTGAAATTGACGGCTGCTTTAAAGTCAAAAAGAAACGAGCTTGCGGCACTTACGGAACGTAAGGCGGAGCTTGACAGGCGTTATGCCGAGCTTGAAGAGGCACTGCGTGAGGCGGAGAGCGAAGAGGATGTGGCTGTCGTACAGGCGCAGCTGGACGAGCTTGACAAGGCAGACGAAAACGGCGACAAGCTTACGGATAAGATAGCCGAGGTAGAGCGCGAAATATCCGAGCTTGAAGACGAGATCAAAAAAGAGGAAACACCCGCACCCGTGCCTGCGGATGAGGGCGAGGGCAAACCGAACGAAAGGATGATGACAATGAACAGGTTCCAGGCAAGAAAATTATTTGAAAGCGGCGAATACTACGAGCGTGCCGAGGTGATCAAATTTTACGATGACTTCAAGGCGTTAAAGCAGCGCGGCGTAGGCGGCGAGGGTCTTACGATACCCGAGGTCACCTTTGACAGGATAACCGACATTATGGGTGACTATACAACACTTTATCCGCTTGTAGATAAGATAAGGGTAAAGGGCGAGGCGCGTATCCTTATAGATACCGACACGACCGCCGCAGAGTGGATGGAAATGGGTGCGGCTATCCCCGACGGAGATGTGGGCACGATAATGGAGGTAAGCTTTGACGGCTTTAAGGTGGGCAAGATAGTATTTGTTGACAATTACATTTTGCAGGACAGCATTATAAACCTTGACGACTATGTTACACGCAAGATAGCACGCGCAATGGCGCTTGCGCTGGATATGGGCATTATAGCGGGCAAGGGCAGCACCTTCAAGCAGCCTACGGGTATTCTTACCGCACTTTCAAACACACACAGGGTGGATGTGACAAAGAGCCCCAAGACACTTATTGACACAGTTAAGCAGATAAAGAAGGTAGACAGCGGCGAGGACAGCGTAGGCGAAATATTTGCCGTAATGAAGCGCAGTACCTACTATGATGTATTCTTTGAATACAGCGTGCAGGTAAACAGTGCAGGTAATGTTGTGGGCAAGCTTCCCAACCTTGCAAACCCCGACCTGCTTGGATTAAGAGTAATATTCTCAAACCATATGCCTGCGGATAAGGTGCTTTTCGGCGAGTTTGACAAGTATACGCTTGTAGAGCGCGAGGGTATTACGATAGACCGCTCCGAGCATTACAAGTTTAAGGACGATCAGATGTCCTTCCGCGGCAAGGGCAGATATGACGGCAAGCCCGTTAAGCCCGATGCCTTTGTGCTTGTATCGCTTGTGGACTTAAGCGGCGTTACTGTTAATGCGGAAAGTGCCGATACGGATATGTGGGGCACGGCTGTAGGCGATATGCAGAGTAACATTGTGGTAACAAGCGATGCGATCACGGGCACGCTTAAGTATCTTTCAAGCGGTCAGCTTGTTACGGATTGGGGCGCAGGCTATTTCCTTGCACTTAAATTCAGCGATATGGATGCGAAGGCGACAAGTGTTAAGGTGGGTCTTGAACCCTCTCAGAGCAGCGGCCTTGTAGAGCTTGACGCGGATAAGAACGGCGTATTTAAGATAACCGACAAGAACGCGCAGAAGTTTGTTGTTGTTTCATCGGACGGCAGCAATACTTTTACCCAGTATTACGACCTGTCGGGGCTTGTATTACAGAATGCCTGATAAATAACATTTCACTTGAAAGGGGTGGATACAGGTATGGTAATTTACGGAGAAAACAAGGCAGCTGTGCGTAAGCTTGGCACAACGGAGCCTAAAAAGGAGCCACAGGAGGCAAAGAAAAGCCCTGCAAAAAAGAAGTAAGGCGGTGAGCGGTATGAAGGAAAATGATGTGCTAGAGCTGCTGAAAACAGACTTAGGCATAACAATAACCAAAAGGGACGATTATTTTAAGTCCCTTTTGTCTGCCGCAAAGGGAGAACTTGAACGCAAGGGCATAGACATTGATTATGCGGTGTCGCCTGTTGATGATATATTCCTGCTTGTGGACTATACGGCCTGGACTTACCGCAAGCGAAATGACGGGCTTGCGCTGCCGATGAACCTGCGTGTGCGTATATATAACCGCATTATGCGCAACAGGGCAAGGGGTGATGCGGATGAATGATGTTGGGAAAAGCCTGTCGCTTGATGATGTGTGTACGTTGGTGATGATAACACAAATGCGCGGTACACGCGCCGAAAGGGTGGAAACCAGAACAAAGCGAGAGGTGTACTGCACAAGAAAGCACATAAACCAAAGTGAATTTTTTAAGGCGCATCAGGAGGGGCTGCGCAGTGATCTTTGTCTTGTCATAAACAGCGACGAGTACGAGGGCGAGCAGGAAGTTGAATACAATAACAGGCTGTATGCCGTATATCGCTTTTACGAGCGTGATGATGATATGGCGGAGCTGTATTGCAGTGAAAGGGTGGGTGTGAATGGAACAGTTAATTAGTATCTTTAATGCCACAGGGATAGCCAATTATCATACCCCTGTTCCCGCCAATGCGGCACTGCCGTATATTGCGCTTACGGACTATGCGGAAAGCTACTCAAGGGCAGACGACCGCATTGACGATATAACAGAGCATATACAGGCAGATTACTATACAAAAACCGAATATGACCCGAATAAGGATGTTATAAGGGATGCCCTTGATGCGGCGGAAATAGTTTTTGACTATCAATGCAGGTATGAGGATGCGGAAAAGGTTTATCACCATATTTTTGATTGTGAGGTATCGGCGTAATGGCACAGAGCAAGGTAATACTGCCAACCGAGGTAATAAAGCAGCTGGAGGCACTTGAAAAGGAAACAGACAACATTGTGGATAAAATGCTTGATGCGGGAGCAAGGGCAGTTACACCCGAGGTGGAGAGCAATCTAAAAAAAGCCGTAACGGGCGAGTATGCCACGGGAGAGCTGGAAAAAAGCATAAAGGTAAAAAAAATTAAAAATAAAAAAGGAGCAAGCCGCTTTATAACATTTACGGGTACAAGCAGGCTGCAGCGTGCCAAAAATGGCAGGATATACAAGCGAAAAAAGCCCGCAAGGCTAAATGAGATAGCGGCGGTACTGGAATACGGCAAAAGCGATCAGCCGCCGCGGCCTTTTCTTCGCCCTGCGTTTATAAACAAGGATGACGATATAGCGGCGGCTATGGAGCGGGTATTTGATGAAGAAACAAAGAAATATCAGGATTGAAAGGAGTTTTAAAAAATGGCAAAAGTAGGCTTAAAAGGCTTTTGGATGGGTGATTATGCCGAAACTACAAAGGGCACCGTTACCTTTACGGGCGGCAAGAAGGTAGCAAAGGCAGTACAGTTTACCGAGAACGCAACGGTATCGGAGGCGGAGCTGTACGCCGATGACGGACTTGACGACAGCGAAAGCGTTGTCACCAAATTACAGATAGGCATTACGCCAAACGGTTTTGACCCCGAGGATCTGCGCGAGCTTACGGGGGCAAGAACAGTAAGCAATGTTGCGCTTGGCGGTGTGTCGGGCACTGCGCTTACAGCAAGAGGCCCCGTTGACGAGGGCACAAGAAAGGGTATAGGCATACTTACCACAAACAGACAGTCGGGCAGAAAAAGCTATATGGCTACGGTATACCCCGCAGCTAAGTTCAGAGCGCCCGACAGCCGCGAGGAGAACACAAAGGGCAACAATCTAAACTTTGCGACAAGTACATATACAGGCAACTGTTACGAGGACAAGAGCGGCAATTTTATTTACGAAAAGGACTTCGAGACGGAAGCGGCAGCGATAACTTTCCTTAACAGCGTGTTTGGCGTAAGCGCTCCGGGTATTTTGCTTAATATACACGATACCGATGTCGAGGAAAACGGCAGCATAACACTTAAGGCGGCGGTGCCTTCGGGCGAGACCGTTACCTGGTCGAGCGACGACACGGATAAGGCTACCGTAACAAGCGGCGGCGTTGTTGCGGGTGTTGCGGAGGGTACGGTAACGATCACCGCATCGGTAACAACGGGCGGACATACATATACCGATACCTGTACGGTGAGAGTAACGGCGGCAGAGTAAAAATTTGCTTTACAGCGGTAAAAATCAAAATAATAAAAAGCACTTGTCTTCGGGCAGGTGCTTTTTTTATGGAGAAAACACAATGAGAAAAATCACACTTGATAAAAGCCTCGGGCTTGAAATAGACGGCAGGGTACAGGTGCTTAAATTCAGCCTGGGAACAATGAAAAGCCTGGGCATAGAGCGGCTTGACGAGGCCTTTGAAAGGCTGTCGGGCACGCAGACGGTTTTTTCTGCGGCGCTTTTTATGCTTAACGGGGCAATAAGAAAATACAACAAGGACTATAACGGCAAAGAAAAGCCGATAACATATACGGAGCTGACGGCTGTCCTTACGGGGCTTGAATATATAAGGTGTCTTGAAAACGGTATCAAGGCACTTTATTTTTTGTCGCTGCCACGGCAAAAGGAAATATCGGAAGAATGGCAGGACGATGACCCGGAGGAACAAAAAATCGAACCGACGACAGGCCGCCTTATCGTGATGGGGCTTACCGTGCTTAATCTGTCTTATGACGAGGTATCGTCGATGACGGCGGCAGAGGTGTGCGCTATGCTTGACGATTACGGATATTTGAATAAGACCGACAGAAAAAAGGGTGGCATACATAAGCACGGCACACAGGGCGTGGGCGATGCGGGGGCATTGCTGCCGTAAAAATATAAAGAGGGTGGGAAAATGGCAGGCACAAAATTCGGCGGCAGTATAAAATTAGAGGGTGCGGATGCGTATAAGGCCGACCTTGCAAATATCAACAGCAACCTTAAGCTTTTAACAAAGGAAATGCAGACCTACGGTGCGACCGTGCAGGACCTTACGCAAAAGACACATTTATACAATGCCAAAGTAAATGCGCAAAAAAGGCACATAAAAGAAATAGAGGATGCACTTGAACAGGCAAAGCAAAAATACGGCGAATACAGCGACGAGGTACAAAAATGGTATGCAAAGCTGAATAATGCCGAGGCTGTGCTTATAGATATGGAACGGGAGCTTAAGCAGGCACAGCAGGAACTTGACGCTATGAGCAGCAAGTTTAAGCAGACTGCCGACAAGCTGGCATCCGTAGGGGAAGGCCTTAAAAGCTTTGGCGACAAGATAAGCGGCTTAAGTGCGGGGGCAGCTGCGGCGGTAACGGGTATTGCGGCCTTGGGCATAAAAAGTGCCGCCGCCGCGGATGATTTGAATACGCTTTCCGCCGTTACGGGCATAACAACGGACGAACTGCAAAAATTTGCATACGCATCGGAGCTCATTGACGTATCGCAGGAAACAATAACGGGCAGTTTAAGAAAGCTGACCAATAATATGAATGCGGCGAGAAACGGCAGCGAAAAGCAAACCGAAGCATTCAAGACCCTGGGTATAGCCTATACAGACAGCAGCGGGAAGTTAAGGGATAATTCCGAGGTGTTTTATGACATAATAGATGCCTTGGGCAAGGTAGAGAACGAAACAGAGCGTGATGCGCTGGCAATGGCTCTGTTCGGAAAAAGTGCGCAGGATCTTAACCCGCTTATCAAGGCCGGGTCTGACGAGCTGAAGCGTCTGGGCAAGGAAGCCGAGGATGCGGGACTTATTTTATCGCAGGATATGCTTGACGATATGAACAAGCTTAATGACGGGGTCGATAAGCTGAAAGCCATATTGTCGGCAGACTTTAACAGATTGGGCGCCAATATTGCTCCTGCGCTTATCCCCGTATTGGAAGATATAACGGCGGCGGTAGGCCGTATTATGGATAAGCTTGGCGGCCTTGACAGCAAGACCATAGAAACCGGATTAAAGATAGGTGCATTTGTGGCCGTGCTTGCGCCGTTAAGTAAGGCGCTTGGCGGCATACTGACGACTATAGGCAGTATAACGGCGGCGGCTCCCGCACTTATGGCTGCGCTGCCCGCTGTGGCTGCTATAACGGCAACAACGGCGGCCATAGCCGGTCTTATTGCTGTGGGCAATGAGTTTGAAAAGGTTATAAGCGGTACGACGGAGCTTACCGAAGAAGAACGCAGGGCGATAGAAGACCTCGGCCGTGAGGTTGAAAGAAACCGCGATAAGCTGGAGACCCAAACACGGGCCTATGAAAGCGAAAAGGGCGCAATACAAGATAGCCTTGATGCAAAAAGGGCCGATATAAGTGTTATGCGGGATATGATACCGCGTATGGAGGAACTGGCGGGCAAGACCGATAGGACGGCGGCGGAAAATCAAGAACTAAATGATATCATAGGGCGGCTTAACGACAATTTCCCCGACCTTGGGCTTGCGATAGACGGTACAACGGGAAAGCTGAACAAGCAGACGGATGCAATATATGACACCATAAACGCTTATGAAAAGTTGGCAGAGGCGCAGGCGTATCAAAAACAGTATGAGGCGGCGGCGACAAACCGTGCGAATCTGATAATAGCAAAGAATAACACGGTAACAACTGCGGCGGAAGCCTATTCAAAGCTATCGGACGAAAACAAAGAGGCTTTGTCCCTTCTCTTCCAAAAAATGGAGCAGGGCAAAGAGATAACCGATGAATATTTTGAACGCCTTGTGGCAAACGCCATACCGAATACACTTTTGGCAATGGAAAGCGACCCATACTTAGAAACGTTTTTGAAAAGCGTGGACACATATCAGGACGCATACAAGCGTATGAGCGGCGCCATTGCCGAAACAAACAAGGCCAAAAAGGACTATGAGAAGTTTATAAGCGATAACAAGACACAACAAAGGCCTGCAAGCGGCGGGAGAGGAACACCTGCGGGAAAGGTAAACAGCACGCAGGACCTCTCCGACAATGTAAAAGCAGGACTTGAAACCTGGCAGTACAGATATGATGCGGGGATAATAAGCACCGAGGAATACATAGCGCAGCTGACAAGGATAAGGGATACTTATTTTGCAGAGGACAGCAAGGCCTGGCGCGAATACAACCTTAAAATAATCAATCTGCAAAAGGGTCTTGACAGCCAAAAGGGCAAGACGGCGGCAACGGCGGCCAAAAACGCCGCAAAGGAGACGGCAAAGGGACTTGAAAAGGATGCAAAAGAGACCATTGAGGCACTTAAAAAGGCCTACAGCGCCGAGCAGTCAAAAAGCTATGATTGGATAGGTGAAAGGGTCTACAAAGGTGATTTTGCGGACTTTGGAACGACGGCGAACGAAAGCTATGAAAGGATATACCAAAGGGCGAGAGAGGCGTTTAATGCGGGGATAATAAATATTGACGAGCTTGCAGACGAGGCCGACAGGATAAGGGCGGCAAAGCTGAATGATTACGGCACCGAAAAGCAAAAGCTGACAAATTTTATTGACGACCGCAAATTTTATGACGACTGGAACAAGGTGAACACTACCGAAGAAAAGGTCTTACAGCAGATGCTTGACAATGCGGACAGGTACTATGCCGAGGGTATACTGGATTATAAGCAGTATGCCGAGGAAGTAAGGCAGATAAACCGCAGTATATTTTCGGCGCAGGCGGCGGAACAGGAAAGCGTGTTCTCCCTGGCACAGGACAGGATAGAAAAGCAGCTATCGGAGAAAAAGGCCGAGATAGACAGGCAGACGGCGGCGCTTAATGCGCAGGTGAGCGAGTTAAGAGCCAAGTATACCACCGAGGACAGGCGCAAGAGGATGGCGGAGTTGAAAGAAGAGATAAGCGACTATCAAAACGCCGTAACGCTGAAAGGACAGGAGCATTTGAAGAGTTTACAGGACGAGGCGGAAAAGCTGCGCAGAGAACAGGAGATAGAGGACCTGCAAAAGCGAAACAATGAGATAATAACACAGCTTGAAGCCGAGTATAAGGCACTGGAGACCGAAAAAACAAGCCTTTTGACAAAGATAGCGGATAATACGGCGGAGCTTAACAAGTTTACGGCGGCGGTCGCAGGAATAAGCGAAAGCGTATCGACTGCGGTACAAACTACGCTGACCAAAATTATACAGGACAACAGCGTGCAAAACAACTACAACACCAACAACGCAAGCCAGTATG